GGGTCGCGCCTCACTTAAAGCGCAGGGCCACGATATTAAGGCTCCAGTAAAAAAGGGTGACAATCCTCGTCGTGCATCATTCCTTGCACGCATGGGCGGAATGCCAGGACCAGAGCACAAGCCTAACGGTGAGCCAACACGTCTCCTTCTTTCATTGCAGGCATGGGGTGCATCATCAAAGGCTGATGCCAAGAAGAAAGCCGCTGCTATTTCCAAAAAGAATAAAGGTAAGAAGTAATGGCTAAAGAAGTTTGGAATACAAAAAATCCAAAGAAAAAATCTACACCCCTGTCATCATCAGCAAAGAGTGCGGCAAAGGCGCGAGCAGCAAAGGCTGGTCGTCCATATCCAAACTTGATCGATAACATGTGGGCCTCCAAACAATCGAAAGGTAAGTAACTATGTGCGCTAAATGTGGTTGTGGTTGTAAGGCTGGTAAGCCAGCAAAAGGATGTAAGTGCACCTGTGCATCATGCAAGGCTGCTCGTGCTTCTAAGAAGGCCAAGTAATGGCTGACTCACTATCTCCTAAGCAGAAGAAGATCGCTGCTATGGGCGGTAATCCAAAGAAGATTGATGCTGCAGATTTTGCCGCCCTCCGTAAGGGCAAGAAGTCATCAGCACCAAAGAACCCTAAGATGATTACCAATCGTAAGAAGGGCATGTAATGGCTAAAAAGATGTCAGATGCTGTTCAAGATGCCAAGGTAATGAAAGGTATGTCTCCAAAGCAAAAGGCGGCCTTTGAAAAGGCTGACAAGAAGATGGATAAGAAGAAGCCATCTCGTGCAGCGGATGAAAAGATGGACAAGGCTCTAGCCAAGAAGATCAAGAAAGAAAAGAAGTAAGACTTAGCCCCACGAAAGTGGGGCTTTTTCTTTATCATTGCAACATCAGGTAACCGCTGCGGTTCCTGACCACTGTTCCCGCAGGTTGCGAAAAGGGGTTGTAATGGCACATGTACCTTGGTATACACAAGTTGCTGAAATGAACAATCAGCATGAACGTGAAGAGTTCATGCGCGGTATGTTCGGCTTTCGTCCTAAAGAAAAACAGCCAATCTTCGCAGCACTACTCGCAGGTTATATCGGCGGTAAAGTTGCGAAGGGCAAAAAGAAGAAGTGACAAGCCCTCACCACACAGCCGTACATCACGCAGCCCGCGATACTACTCGCTACATGTCTGCCCAACTCCGTGCAGAAGCCAAGGCCTCAGGTTGGCCTTCAAAAATCATCAGTGGACTTCACGTCCGCTATACATCTAACGATGGCTTTACTGCTCACGTACATCCTTCCCACTTTGATGAGGCTCAGGATCTTGAGTACGGAACACCAGGACAACGTCCTACATACGCCATTCGTCGCTTCTCAAATCGCATGAGCGAATCTGAAGAGTTTCTTACTAGCCGTCTCTTTGCTCGTCTTGGGGGTGGACTATGACATTCCTTCTTTCAGAAGATGAGGCTATCCGCAATCTCCTCAAGGGCATGAAGGTGACAGACCAGAAGTCCAATGCACACGGTAGTTCCACCCGTGATGTGGGCGTGTGGTTTGGACAGCCTTCCCAGGAAATTAGAGACCAGACTTACCCCTACATCACCATCGACATGGTGGACGTTGCTGAAGACTTCAGTCGCTCTATGCGTGGCCTCGTTAAACCTTCCTATCTTCCAGATCCTGGGCTAATGCCTGATGGAACAACGGACTACAACGCTGATGACCATGACTGGTATATCCATGTACCTATCCCAGTAAACATCGACTACCAGATTACAACCTATGCTCGTGAGCCTCGCCATGACCGCGAGATCCTTGCTCAACTTATGTACACCAGACTACCCCTGCGCTTTGGTGTGCTACAACCTAACGACAACACAGTTCGTCGTCTTGATGTTCTGGATATCTCAAAGCGAGATATTACAGAAGCAGGTAAGCGTTTATTCGTAAACGCATTCACGGTGCGTGTCTCCAGTGAGATCGCGCCAGAACTATACACGGCAGTCTATAAGGCACTCGAAGTCGACATGACAGGCTACAAGGATCAGGTCCGTGGAGGAACTGACTCTGTGTTTACGCCAATTGATCCAATAACAATACGTCCATAATACGGAACCCACCAACAACAAGACAGGAGAAAGAATGACTTACGGTCGTCCAGGTGTCTACCTAACAGAGACACTACTTCCAGCACCTCTCGCTCAGGGAGTTGCTACAAGTGCCGCTGGTGCAGTCGCTGCCCCATTCGCACAAGGTCCTGAGATTGTGACTCGCGTTCAATCTTGGACAGAATTTACTTCAAAGTTCGGTGGCTACAACGCTGCATTCCCTGCAGTCTTTGGCGTCGCTCAATTCTTCAATAACGGCGGACGTGAACTCTACGTCAAGCGCGTCCTTCACAGCGATGCCGCAGCCGCTACAGTCTCAGTAGAGACATCAGGCAATGCAATAGTTGCTACCTTCACAGCAAAGAACCGTGGTGCAGATGGCAACAACCTCCGCATCAACGTCAAGGCTGGAACAGTCTCAGGCACATACACAGTTGAGGTCTACAAAGAGGGCGTTGCAGGAACTGCAATGAACATCACTAACGATGTCCTTCTTGAGCGTTACGAGAACCTCGTATTCTCAGATCCAACATCATCAAGTTATGCTGGAACTGTCATTAACAACACCGCTGCTTCTGTTATCACAGTAAGCGCTTTGGCTTCAGGTACACCTGTCCTTACTGTTTACCCACTTACAGGTGGAGCAGATGGATCAGCAGTTGTCTCTGGTGACTTTACATCATATGCATCAACAAGCGCATCAGTATGGAATGAGTTCTCATCACTCAACCGCGCTCTTGTTATGTTTGTTCCTAACATCAATGACATCCTCAACTCTGGTGTTGTTGCAGTTATTAACGATGCAATCTCATGGGCATCAGCAAACAATGGCTTCTTTGTTGCAGAAACTCCTGCAGGAGAGACAGTTGACGCTGCTATCACATACGTACAGGGATTGACTGCAAGCAGCAATGTTGCCGTCTATTATCCACACACATACATCAGCGATCCAATTGGTCGTGGTAGCGGAGCAATCCGTTTGATTGGACCATCAGCAGGTGTTGCTGGTCTTTATCTTGCTACTGATGCATCAAAGAGCGTTGCAAAGGCTCCAGCAGGTTTGAATTCACCTCTTGCTGGTGTTATTTCTCTAGAGCGTTCATTTACCTCTTCAGAACTTGATAACTTAAATACAGGTCTTCCTTCATCAGGAACTGGTTCAGTTGCCCCTGTTAACGCTATCCGTCAACTCCCAGGTGCTGGTGTAGTTGTTATGGGTGCTCGTACATTGCTCCAAGATGGAACAGCAAACCGTTACGTTAACATGCGCCGTTCACTTATCTACATTGAGCAAAATCTTAAGAACATTGCTCAGATTGCGCTCTTTGAAAACAATGATGAGCGTCTATGGTCTCGTATTACAAGTACGTTTAACTCGTTCTTGAATGACTATCGTAATCAGGGTGGACTTCGTGGTGCAACCCCAGCCCAGTCTTATTACGTTCTCTGCAACGCAACAAATAACACAGCATCATCAATTCAAAACGGTATCGTTAACATCCAAGTTGGCGTTGCTCTTGAATACCCTGCTGAGTTCGTAGTAATCAACCTCAGTCAAATGACCCTGGCGTAATCCCGAAGGAGATAATAGATGCCAACAATTAACAATAACCGATCATCGCTTGCGACCGATCCGTTACGCAACTTTAGGTACCTAGTTACCTTCACACCACTTCCAAATGCTGGTGGAGCAAACGCTAACAAGGCTATGACTAACCTTGCTACACCTCCAGTAACATTTGGTTTTACATCAATCTCAGGAATGTCTATCACAACAGACAGCATTCCTTACCGTGAAGGTGGGTATAACACCACTGTTCACCAGATTCCTGGCCAGACTACATTTGCTCCAATCACATTCCAGCGTGGAGTGATTCTTGGAACAAGCACAAACTGGGACTGGATGAAGACTCTCTTTGCAACAGTTCAAGGTGGCGGTTCTGCTCGTGCTGCGGGAGATAACTTCCGTTGCGATA